CGAGCTAGAACAGCGTGAACTCGCAATCGCGGAAAAGGAGAAGCAGCTTGCAATGGCGGAAAACAGAGCCACCGCATCCGACGTTCTCGCTTCCAAAGGCATCTCCACCAAGCTAGTCTCCCTCGTTCTGGCAGAAGACGCAGAAGACATGATGGACAACATCAAGGTACTGGAGCAGGAGTTCAACGCATCGGTAAAAGCCGAGGTTGAAAAGAGACTCGCTTCTTCCACACCAAAGAAGAACCTACCTCCCGATGGAAACATTACGCGGGAAAGCTTCAGGCAGATGAGCTTCACCCAGCAGGCAGAGCTTTTCCGCACCAACCCAGACCTGTATAAAACTCTTTCCCAGAAATAGGAGTAAACAATGGCTACAGCACACGAGCTTTACGATAACTTTGTTATCGAGAACAAGATTACCGACCTCGTTAATTCCAACCTAGACTGTCGTTCCCTCATGACCATCGACACCCAGTTACAGGAGTCCGCTGGTCTTGACAAGTACGTCCACAAGTACACCTACAGCGGAACCGTAGAGCAGCTTGCCAAGGGTGCCAAGAACACCGTCCGCGGCAAAGTCACTCTAGAGAAGGTCAAGTACACCGTCAACCGTTATCAACAGACTTTCGACTACAACGACATGGACGTGATGGTCGATCCCGAAATCATGAACGTTCTCACCACTGGCGCGGCACAGACCATGAGCAACGAAATCCGCTCCGAGTACTTCGCTGAACTAGAGAAAATCTCCAACGTCGTCGCCCTCACTGGCGACCTCACCTACAACGGCATCGTTGACGCAGCCGGCGAGATCGACGTAGAAGTTGACCCTGGTTCCCTCTTCATGGTCATGGGCGCCGACGCCCGCACCGCAGTCCGCAAGGCCGAAGAGTTCGTCGCATCCAACCAAGGCGAAATCATCTACAGCGGCCAATTCGGCACCGTCGCTGGCATCCCCTGCATCTTCAGCAAGATGGTTCCAGCTGGCACCATCTACCTAACCGAGAAGGCAGCCGTCAAGTTCTTCGTCAAGCGCGAGGGTTCAGTCGAGCAGGACCGCGACATTGAAACCAAGGACAACACCGTAGTATACGAACGCCACGGCCTCATTGCCCTTGTCGATGACACCAACAGCGTCAAGATCACTTTCGGCGCATCCAAATAACCCCAACGAATAGGAGCATAGATGTTAGACAAACTCAAACTCCTATATCCCTCAACAGATGAGCAGGTATTGAGCCTTCTCATGGAGAACGCGCAATCCTTTTTCATTAACTATTGCAACCTCGCAGAGTTCCCCAACACGGCAGAATCCATCCTCCTTAAAATGGTGTCAGAGGACATCAACAAACTTTATTCCGAAGGGTACGCATCGGAATCTGCTGGCGGGAACTCCGTGGGCTATCTCACAGACTACTCCGCACCCATCTACAAGCAACTCAACAAGTTCAAGCGAATCCGCACGGTGGAGTAGGTGACGGCACATGTTCTACTCACGCATGCGGCCAGTCCGTCTGCAGAAACCACTAACTGCAGATGACGGATATGGCTTTATGAAGGATGAATATGTGGACGCGGGAACCGCAGACGTATACATGACGAGCCTAGTGTCTTCTGCGATCAATTCAAACAACCTCGAACTTTTGCAGATGCAGCATACTGCATACACCATGAACACGGAAATTAAAGTCGGATGGTTGGTTGATGGACTAAAGGTAACAAGCGTGGTTCCCGCCCGCAATTTCGTCACCCTAACCCTGCAGAAGATTGCAGGAGCAAAAGATGAACGATAACGAAGTAGCTGCGAACCTGGACGAGTTCATCAAGTCTGGGTTAAGCAATTATTTGAAAACAGCGATGAGCGACGCATGCGCCCTGGTGCGGAACGATGCCATTGAACGGGCACCTGGTCCAAACAGCACTGGGGCCTTGCGTAATTCCATCCACTTCGATGTTGAGGAAGATGGAACGGAAGGTGTGGTTTATTCCAACGCGGAATACGCACCCTACGTCGAGATAGGAACTGGACTCTATTCCAGCAAAGGCACTGGCCGCAAGGATGTTCCCTGGAAGTACAAAGGACCCAAGGGTTGGGTCACGACCTACGGCAACAAGCCGCAACCGTTCCTGGAACCAGCGGTCAACGCGAATAAATCAGACATATTTGACCGATTCGAAGGGTTGTTCTAATGGACCTAAGAAACCTTCTTTCAGTTGTGAAGGAATCCACTGGAATCCAACCCACAGCTTTCTCTTCACAACAAATCAATTCACTTCCCGCAATCAACTATTCCTTCTACAGGGCATCCGACAACGGAGCTGTTGCCACCTACCGTCTGCAGACCCGCACGGTGGGAAAGGACTTCGCAC